TGCATGTGTATCAACTAGAACATTGGATACTTCACTTCCACCGATTGCTGTGAATTTTCCCTCAACTTGAAGTGTGTTAACATCCTCGTCCCACATCATATATTTACCAGATGTAGCACCAAAGAACTTAACATCGTAGCCTGTGTCATCTACGCCTACTGTTAACCCAGCATCAAGTTGTACAGCACCATCTATATCAACAGCATCTAGATTGGTAGTACCGTCTACATCTAAGTCAGTGCCAACATATAGCTTCTTAGCTATACTTGCTCCACCCTCAACTCTTAATGCTCCAGTATCTCCACTATCATCAGATGAATCAGTAGTACCTGTTATATCTAATATAGCTATATTGGATATATTCTGGTCGTTCATATCCAAGTCTTCAAACATATCAATGGAAGAAGAACCTACTGCTGCCAGACCATTGAACGTCATACGTCTACCGTAGTCACTACCGTCAATATTGGTATCAATTCCTACTACTCTAGCGGAAGAACCTGACAAAGCCCCACGCAGAATTAGTGTCTGGTGCCCTTCAACAGTTGCCATTCCTTTAATCAGATTAGCGGAACCAAAATCTATCGTTCCAGTTCCAGAAGAGTTAGCATGAAGCTGTAAGCTATCATCAGCATCTGCCCATATACGAGGGTCTGTAGATGCTTCTCCAAAATACAGTTTACTAGTAGTAGTAAGGGCTATATCTCCTGATGCGTCTATTGTAGTGAACGCTCCAGTAGAGGCACTACTAGCACCAATGGCTGTACCATCTATAGCACCACCATCAATATTGATATTATCCAGTGCAGCACTCTCAATGAAATTGGCTCTTGTCATCTTCCTAAGTGTGCCACCAGCACCATCATCTATAACAATTAAGTCAGCATCAGCAACGGTAGTCGAGCCTGTCATATTCTGGATGTCTAATGTTAGGACACCGCTAGAATCAGATAGTCCTGTACTAGTTACAGTACCTGCATGAAGACCAGCTAGGTAAGTACCTACTGTATCTACATTAGTCATCCTCATAGTACCGCCATCATTGATAAGGATACCGTCACCACTGGCAACAGCAGTAGTTCCTCTTGCTGTGTCTCCATCAATGAGGTTTAACTCAGCAGTAGTGACAGTAGCACCATCAATTATCTCAAGTTCTGCTTCAGTTATTGCTGCACTACCAATAGTAAATCCACCAGCAGTTACAACACCGCTTGCACCTATAGTGCTAATACCACTCAATGCTCCATTAAATACAACAGCACCATTGATATCTATGGTAGTGGCTGCTATCTGTATTTCAGTATCAGCTACCAAGTCTAACTGCCCATCAGTAGATGAGTTAATATATATAGCAGTATCACGCAAGTGTATCTTCTCATCAGTATTCATAAGGATTTCATCTGAGAATGCAAAGTAATCCTCGTCTTCCATCCATGTGATAACACCATCAGCGGAGTTAGCATTGAAGGTAAGACTTATATCTGTATCAGCGCCTGTTCCAAAGGTCAGGGCATTCTGGTTAAAGGCTGTGGATACTACCGCACCAGAGGTAGATGCTATGGTCAGGGCATCGACCATACTAGCACCAGCCTTAATCTGCCATACGATCTTCACATCTTCAGAAGCAGCAGTGTTATCAACAAGGTTGACTGCCATGTTAGCCATCTCGGTAATGTTGCCAGAGGCATCATGCATGTAGTACCTGAAGAACATGTTATCGTCTGCTGCCCCTGTACCACGCAAGCCACGATAGTGGACGATCTCCATGTCGTCACCGTCAGCAAAGTTAGTGAAAGTCGCAGCAGGTACGCCTTCTCCCTCGTTGTTTCTAACATCAATAGACTTGAGACTTATTTCGTCAGACCACCTTCTCCACCTAACTGAACTACCAGATGTGATCTTTACATCGTATGATTGGATGGCACCACTACTACCTGATGCGCCATCTGTAGTCTCATCGATTGACCACAGGCCAGCGGAGTTAGTAGTGACACTAGCCCCCTCTGTTGTCGTAGTGTTTGCCTCGTATAGCTGAACAGTAGCATCCGCAAGGGGGTCGCCATCATCTTGAAATACATATCCTGAAAAATATATTGTCGCCATAATTAACTCCCCATGTGAGAGTGGTCACGATATTTTAAAGCTTCCTCAATATAATATGTCGCGTCTTGTGTCAAATCAACATCTTCTATGAATATTAATTGTATACCCATACCCATTAGCTGTTGTTTAGATAACATATTTATAGCTGTTTCATCGAATCCACTCTCGTAATTTTGCATAAATCCAACTATATTAATTCCTAAGTCTTCAGGATTAATAAATTTAAATTTTATTTTTTCTTCTGGTTCTGGTTGATAAATAAAATCCCTGTTATGTTGTCGCCCCATAGACTCTAATGTTTGAAAGGCAATCCACTCGTGATGTGTGCCTTGCCACCATTGGGGCATTTGTTCTGTAGTCATTACTCTAATATAACGGCCCAATCTAAATCTTGATTGGAGCCACCTGCATCTGCATAAAATGTACTAAGGGCAACCGAACCCCCATGTTCGCGAAAGTTTATTTCTAGGCTGTCATTAGCTGATAGTTCGTAACCAAGAGTACTAGATACCGTAGAGTCACCAAAGTAAACGACATTGCCGTTTCCTGTACGAGCAGATACTTTAATCCATAGTACTTTTGAAGCTGCATTAGGCGCACCAGTAGCTGCGGATAAGGCAACACTGCTACCTGCGGAAGATACTCTCGATCTGTTTGCGTGAAAGATCATGGTTCCACCAAGTTAATTGTAGATACGCCACGTTCATCATATCCTGTACCCTCTATTCCACTAGCTGATACAACATCAACATAGTAATTACGAGTACCACCTGAGTCATCTCTAAAGGTAAACTCTATTAATGTATTTGATTCTATTGCAGATACAATAGAAGATCGCAAATCTTTAGATGACTTGCCTTTATATGATTTATTAAGGTTTATCCTAGCCTGATGTCCATACTTTGCAGGAAGTTTCTTTCTAAACTCTAGGGTCATAGATACTACATCAGGAGACTTTAACTTATTAGTAAGTCCTGTTGCTCTAGCGAATGTCAGCTTGAACTTGATAGCCCTGAAGGTAACACCTACAGGATTATCGTTAGCATCATCAAATGTATAGGTGGTCGTTCCATTGCTGGTAATGGTACCCATGGATTCGTAAGATTCACTGTAGTCAATAGCATACTGGACAGCTACAGTTTCGCTAGATGACGCATTCTGTACTTCTACTTTTAGATTGATAGCAAGCTTGTCTACTTCAGATTGACCTGCATTAACCCATGGAGTTTCATGTACTCCTGATTCTGCATATTCAAAATTACCTACCTCTGAGGGGTTAATAATATTGGAAGGCATAGTCATGTGGTAAACATTGTCATCAAATCCCCACCACATTCTATAGTCATCGTAAGAATTATTAACAGTTAAAGCGGTAACACTGCGACCTGCTGAAGAGGAAAGCCATTTTGTCTCCCAGCCTCTCTCGTCCCATCCAAGAATAGAACTATATCCAGCATCAATAACATCAGAACCCTGATGGCTCGCCCATTGATAGGGCATCTTGTCCCTATCCGTTATTGTGATGGGCGCACTGCTTGCATCAACGGCAACAAGTAATTCGTTATGGGTAGCTGCCGTCTTGGTAATGGAGCCTCGCTTATCCTTGGGCAATCCATCATCCCTGTCTGGCCCCATGATAGTAACTACGGCTGCACTGGCACCATTAATATATTTATAAATACCCAGACCTGAAGGAACATATACACTGTCTCGCCATCTTATGGCACCCTTACCAGCATCAGGATGGAAAGGTAAGAATAACTGTGTCTCCACAAATCTGGTATTGGCAGCATCGTGTGCGAATAATCCCTTCTTAGTACTGACATATATGATTGGTTCTCCCCCTGCATCCCTAGCAACGAACATACCAGTAACATACCCATCAGGTAATGGAATCTTTGCATCATTAGTTTCTGATCCTATAGTTATTGACCACCATAGCTGTCCTGTATGACTGATACCCCATAGCCTGTCATCCCATACAGTTAGAAACTTGGTATCAGCAGTATCGTTAGTCCAACTTGTACCGTTAGAAGAGTACGAATAACCAGAATCATTAGAGTCATAGTGTGCAAACACTAGATAGGTAGTGCCATTAGTAGCAGTCCAAGTAATCGTATCGGTTACCTGATCTGCTATTCCGTGTGAACTTACCTCTGATCCCCAGCTATCAGTTGTGTTGTTATACTTATACAGCTTGGGATTCTCTGAGGCCGAGCCATTCCATACTGCATACACCTCATCATTCAGTTCACCAATAGCACCTATAGTGGCATTACTAAGACCATGCGAAACAGCAGCAGTCTGTGTAACCAACCCACCCATAACAAGATGGTTCTTATAACGCAGTTGAGCGGTAGACCACCATGCCCTACCTACATCTCCAGACCCTTCCATTCGGTTAACACCTATACCACCTTGGAAATTAGACCAAGCAATAATGGATGTTCGTGTCTGGGAGTCTTTAGTAGTATCTCCGATGACAATTTTTCCTGGATATATAGAGGCAAGTGAACTCTGTACTGGTGCAACTAAAGGATAATAAACACCATTAAGAGATATCTCATTCTCACTAATTACTTTAGCAGCCATAGGTGTACACCTATTCCACTAACCTAACATTAGTTAATAATGGTATTTGCCTCTTTGCCTGTTGCGACATCCCCATCCAGAACCCTGCCATGTTGTTCTTGTTATCAGGATCGGTAGTTGGCCCACCAGATGCAGATGCGAATGCTAATGCCGTGGCTCTGGCTATAATATATTGCTCATCGATTTCCGATGTATCTGTATCAGCAGTAAGTAGTGCAGGCTTGTCACCGCCTACAATCTTTAAGAGATTGTATCGAGCGGTGCCATGGAAATAGTTATCAAAGATAATGTCTTTCTCTTGCTTATCTATCTTCCATATATTTCTAGGTACCTTAACCCATTGTGCTGAGTCGTTCTTAACCACACTAATATCGTCTAGCCAAATCGTACAGGCCCCTAAATCAGAATCGTATTCTAAACCTACAGATATAATTGCTGTGTTGCTCTCTGGGTTCGACAAAGCTACCCTACAGAATGTCCACGTATCTGCTGATAAGGCAGGAACACTAAGGGTTTCTAGTGGCGAAGCGCAGTTGGCTGTATTGTCTAATAGAATCTTTAAGTTGCCTGCAGATGTAGGAACGGAACTTCTAATCCAAAACTCTATGTAGTCATACTCGCTAATATCTTTGCTGGTTATAGAGTCAGTAACTATATCTCCAGCGCTAGCACCATCAGCAATAACAATCCTGTTACTGGCAGTACCTTGTTTCTTCATCTTGGTGTCAGCAGTAACAGTAAAGTCAGAATCTACATTCTCGTCCATAGCTGTATTACAGGACAATAGCCTTGTGTAATCTATTGCAGATCGATAGTAGATATTTTGAATCATGGAAAGACCAGAGGGTATATCGAACCTCTGTGTCTTGCCATCTGAATGTAACCCAGTGTGTGGTGAACTGGACATATTAGGAATTTCTACAGGATCATAGGCATGACCAGTAGCATCGAGGATAGATTGATTAATGAAATCCTCTATCCGTGCTGGCTGGTATATGTCATCCCATAACTCATATGTGTCATTAGCTACACTTGTCTGTGCAAATGCAGGGGATACGGTTAACGTAGTGGTACTAGCTACATAGTCAGATACTCTACTAATCTCTACAGTAGATGCAGAGACATCGTTAAATACTACCCACTTACCTATGTGATTATCGTCACCGCCAACAAGGGTATCGTCTACTATCGTAGTAGTAGAACCAGTACCGCTAGCAGATGATACTAATATAGCACCAAGATTGTAACCAATTGATTGGCGCAACTGCGCTCTGGTGCGCCCTTGAACTATAGCCATTGGTTACCACCTTTTAGTACTTTTTCTTTTTCTTAGGCTTGGTCATTTTCTGACCAGTAGACTTTGCGTATCTTTTGGCAGCAGCCCTACCTTTTGGAGTATAAGAAAACTTTTTCTTTCCTACTTTAGGCATTTCTTTTTCTTTCCTATTTTAGACATTTCATTCCTCTAGTTCTTGTTGCTCTATCTTAGTATTTAACTCTGCTATTGTATTATCTTTTTCTGCAAGAACTCTGGAAAGAGTAGCAAGCTGAAGTTCAAGGTTAGTAACCTGATTTACCTTCTGCTGTAATGCTGCCCTTATATCCTCTTCTGTAATAGATATCTCCGTGGTCATAGTTAGCCTCCTTACTGTAGACCTTTGTAATAAATTTTATTATTACTGCTTTCCTTACGCTTTATTTTATTAGTTCTAATTTGATTTAGAATCTTTCCTATCTCCTTTTTTTGTTCAGGAGTAGGGGCTGGTTTACTGTGCCTCATCCTTACATCAACCAGCCAACTTTCAAATGCATTGCCCACCATCTCTTCTATGTGGGCCTTAGACGTTTCATCATCTGCCAGCACTCTAAATTGGTGCTTTCGATTGGTTACTTCATCGTATACCTGAAACTGGTATTCATATATAAATCCACCAGTTTCATAGTTATGGCCCACAGTGGTAACCCTTTGCTGGGTTACCCCCTGTGGAGTCCAAAGTTCTAGTCCTTGTGAAGTAGCTACCATTAACCTATGTTAGCTTTTATGAGTCCGTACTCGCCAGCCACACCAGCTATTGGCCCCATGTAACCTACTAGAGGAAGGTTATCTGTACCATCTTCATCATAAACTTCTACAGACCCATCTAATGAGGCGTTATTAGAAGCAACTAAAGGAGCGCCTATTCCCGGTGTGCCATCAATTAAAGCTGTTGTAAACCCTTTATCGCAAAGCCATCCATAATATGTATCTGCTATATCAACACAAGACCAGCCTAGTGGAGCGTGGTCTACATCATTGGAATCGTAAGTCTCAACTTCTTTATAAGGGTTTTCGTAAATTCCAACTTGTTGCGAAGTTGTTATCGCAGTTGCAAGTCCGTCTTCCTCATCAATTGTTATGACACATCCTGTCGCACTACTTACAGCAGTATTACTTTTAATCCTGTACATATGACCTTCTTCTTCAACATCGTTGAATATAAGCCAACCATCTTTGTACTGGTTTAATGTAACAGTTAAAGAACCTGACAGAGTTATTGTAGTTGCCCCTGCTGAAGCAGCAGCTACTGCTAAGTCAACTTGGTGGGCAGCAGTTCTTGCTGCACCCATTACCAGTTTGCCTACAGTAATAGCTTCACCAGCTTGAGCATATACAAATTCCCTGTCAGCAATCTGCATACGAGTGCCAAGTTTGTGCTTTTGAGCAGAAGTGGTTAACTTCTCCCAGCCAAATTTTCCCATTATAGTTTGTGGAAAAGACATATCTAAACCTCCTTAAAGGTTACTTGTTACAGGGTCAAGCCCTGCGATCAACCGTTATAAATTTTCTGAACAGCCACGGTCAATCGTTACAACTATTCAGTTCCCTGATGAGACTTCATGTGAACTCTCAATCTCGACAATGCTCCAGCCTTGGTGACAGCAGTAACCGATTCCCCACATTCTTGGCAAGCTACAGATTCCTGTGGTTCTTCTTGCTTTGGTTCATCAGGTATTTCAACATTAACACTTCTGGCCTTGCACCACCTGCATTCACAGGTGTCACTAGGTGGAGATGGGAACATCCCCAACCTAGATTTTCTTAATACATAATCAGGATTACCTGGTAAGTTTTCTAACTTAGTTCCAATAGGACTGACAATCTCGTTACTGGTATTTACCTTTGGTTTGTGGAGATACAAAGTAATCTTTGGTTGCCACTCGTCAATATACTCCCAAGAGTATCCTTGGTTTACCAGTTCTTCACGAATATCAGTACGTTCTTTAGTTGTTACCATGTTAATCCTTACTAGGTTGTAGCAGGAGTTGTGGAGTCAAGCGTTAGCGCTGCTCCCCTACTAGCATCAAGTTCAAATACACCATAGTCAGAAGTCATTACCAACTCAGTAGCCCTGAGAGAAGCATCCCTCTGGCGCTCTGTTCTGGTATCAACACTCTTTAGTACAGCGAGTGCGGACTTGTCAGCTATAACACCGACAGTAGCTGCTGGTGTAGTTCTGGTTATGTTCCCATCTTCAAAAACAGGAACTCCGAATATTGGTCGTATGCCACTCCAGAAGTTACCGAGCAGATCCTGTGACCAACCAGGGGTCATAGGGTATGTGGCTGCTGTTCCAGCAGCTTCCTTGGCAAGATCGAATACAGTAAACGGATGATGGTTGATATATATCTGGCTACCAAAATTGCTGCCCTTGGCATAGGCAACCGCAGCAGCTACATTCGCTATATCAAAGTCTCTACCAGATGCACCTAGGTCTGTGTCAAACCCAGAGTACAATGCGGTAACATCATTGTCTTTCTTTCGTGCCATACCATCACCAAGCTGTCGTCCAATAATGCTCATAACATTATCAGCAGCTTGCCTAACTAGTTTGTCTGTAAGGATAACCTTGGCTCCAACTTCAGATGCCGTAAGGTCAACTGTGGTCATGCCAATTTCTTCCTCATCCACTATGTCCTGACCATCTACTAGGTCACTCATAGACATCTGCCCTACCTTTGGTACGGTCACTTGCTTTGCCCCTTTAGGCAAATCAAATGACTCTATAAGATTCACAGCAGGAGCATTATGCTCCTCTGTATACCTTGCTGCTGCAAGGATTATTCTCTGGGCATTTTCTAAATTCCCAGTTGTTGCTGTCTGTGCCATAAGATTACCCCCTTGGCGTAGTTACATACTTAATAACCTAATATTTTTTTCGCAGCAGCCACCGCATTTGGTGACCTATCCCCTGCATTATACCGATCTAACCAGTTTCCGTCACTAGATGCAACCTCTGGTGAACCCTGAGAGTTGTCAAAATTCTGTGCAGGAACCTTGGCCTTTCGTAATTCTGTAAGTTCATCTCTAACTTTTCTATCTGACTGAATCTGTTTTGCGACTGACTCCATTTGTTCAGGTCGCTCTGCTAATTTAAGAGTAGCAAGGTCAGAAAAATTTAAATTATATTTTTGTGCAAAGTGTTCAGCAGCAGCTTGCTTACCAGCAATCTCTGCTTTTTCTTGATCATGTTGCCTTAACATTGAAACCTGTGCTTGGCGAGTTTGCATAAACTGATAGGCAAGTTGTTGAGCCTGTTCTGGTAAATACCCTTGGGCTTCTAATTGCTGTTGGTATTTTGTAGATTCCTGTTGCAACTGTGCTGTTAGTTGTACCTGTTGATATTGTTCCTGATCCCTTTGTAACTGTGCTAACTGCTCTGGAGTTAATTGTGGTTGTGGTGGAACACTTGGCTGGTTAGTCAAAGGTGTTTCAGGTACCTGTGTAGCAACTGGCTCTGTTGGTACAGTAGTCTGTGGAACCTGTGTCTCAGTAATAGGTTCCGTAGGCGCATCAGTAGTTACTTCAGGTGCATTATTTAACCTGTCTACCTCTGCCAATATAGGGTTATCAGGGGGCGGTGCAAATGTATCCGCTCCACTATCTGATTCAGGCAATGGTGCCTGTACTGGTTCCGTATTTTCTGATACCATCCGTATCCTCCTTATCTTGGTGACAACCTACTTGGTCGCCTCTTATATAAATCTTCAAACAACCCAATGTTTTCTCGATATACTGGATTGCTTCCAAAGAATTCTATACGAATTCTATCTACCTGTAATCCATGTTCTGGTGAACGTACTATCGCTTTCCTTGCTTGATCTCGTTGTTGCTTTAACATCTTGATTGATCCCCTGAATGGGCTTGTCTTTTCTATTCTAGTACGTTCTGGGCTACCGCCCTTTTCCCATTCTCTCCATACATCAAGTAAGGTTTTCCCTTCATAGGTTCCCAATCGTTTGCTTTGCTGGATAGCAAATTCTTCTACTTGTTGTGATTGGAAATATCCAATCTTATTTAACAAATCCATACCATTATAATATCGCTGTATTCTTTCTGAATGCTGTTGTTCAGAATTTGCAGAACGATGAGCATTAAATTGTATTACAAGTTCTTCACCCCAAGTATCCTGTTCGGCAGCTATCTCCTCTTTTAATTTATCGTAATCAGGAGTCTTGTAAGCTTCTAAGTGTTTTGAAAGTATCTGATTATATTTATACTCAGCCCATCTAACAGGGAACTCTAATCTATCTTTTTCTAAATCCTCTGGTGTTTTTTCTTCATATGCTTTTTTGCTTAACTTAATATCCAAGTCTTCTAGATACTTTCTTCCTATCATATCCTGCTGGGTGCTATGTGTGATGCTGATCATTTTAACTCGTTCTCTAAATTTACCAGCATCGTAAGACCTACCTTCTTTACTGTCATTGTCCAGTTCAGTCTCATAGTCCATTTCAGCTTGAAGGCGATCTGCTTTTGCCTTATCTCTTTCTACCCTTTGTTCATCCCATACATTATCTAGTGCTGCGCCTTCTATAGACCTCTGCTTTAGTTCAGCCTTCAATCCCTTGTTAACTTCTGCATTTTCTACCTGAAATCTTATATTAGTATCTAGCTCACTAAAGTTATTAGCCTCTAAGCTTGGATCATAATTTTGAATCATTTGTTTTTGTAATTGCCTACCAGTAGGGGCTTTAATGTTTTCTCCTGTTGCCTCAACAAGCTGACCTAATACTCCAAGAGCAGGTTCAGCAACAGGGAGAATGTCCTTAACGGTAGCACCAGGTGCTATGAATTTACCCATACTTGGTAATTCTTTATCACCAACAGCTTCTCGCACCAACCCAACACCAGCTTCACCCATACCAATTGGAACTCCTACGTCATATGCAAATTGTAGTAGTTTTCCAGACCACCCAAACTTATCTGTTTCTCTACCGTAGAAATCTTTTCCTTGAATAAGATGTACAAACGCTCCTGCTGTAGCACCTAGTCTACTAAAAACAAAAGTATCCAAAGGTACATGGTTAAAATCAAACATGCGCCCAGCCATATCCAACTGACCAAGCATATCTATGCTAGCCAGTTCACCAGATCGACTTCTGATTGGTATATCTGGACTAAACAACCTATTGTTATAACCAAACTTCCACCAACCCTTATTTTTTTCACGCCATGGAATATATCTTTCTTTTGGTAGGGGTTTAAATTCTCCATCAGTTACCAATGTTGTTGAGCCATGAATGACATTTGATGTCACAGCAAAAAATAAAGCTGCGCTAACCCAGTATTTTCTCCAGAATCCAGTTTGTGTTCCTGCAACACTGCCAGTTACCTGCCTTATTAGTGATTCGTTTTCGTTTAGGGAAAACATAAGTCTGGTTAATATTTCTCGAAACCCACTACGAACAGCACTCTGTGATCTCAGTAAGGTAGAGTATTTTAAGTTTGCCTGTTTTGCTACCAGTGCCATGATCTGCTCGTCAGTAGCATTTGGGTATGCTCTTCTTGCAATTGGTATCAAGTTAAATTTAACATCAGTCATGATAGCTGCTGGATAAACACGATCAAACAGTCCGCGTCTAGAAGAGTACTCTAACTCTTTTATATGGCGTAACATTTTTTTAGGAAATCCTGCATTGGATGCGACGCTGTCTACCATCCGTGCAATGTCTTCCCCTGGCAAAATAGTTAAGTCTCTAACATTTAATCCGTTCCGTACCAATCCATCCCATGTCATACTTGTCCCTTCTGCTACCGCCTCTGCCCCAGTTGTCTTAGTACTTCTTAATAAGTTTCTATAGTAGTCTGTTTTACCAGCAGCACCATAAGAACTTATAACATCCCACCATCCCTGACCAATACTTCTGAAAGATTGACTAACTTCTCCAGTAACTCGACCAGCTTCAAAAGACTCTTTAGGTGAAAGCCCCCTAGCTAGTCCTTCCCATACAGCATCAAGAGCGCCATGTGTTCCACCAACCCCTATCCTACGCATGAAGTCTGTAGCCTGAAACAATGAAGCAAATAACTTTATGCGCTTTGGTATAAATACCAGCGCATCAAGTACCTTAACCAGATTAATAGGAACAACCTTATTTGTAGTTGGGATAGTAACTCGTATAGTTTTTTCCCATGATGTAGCACCACCTCTAAAAATAGATTCTAGTGTGTCAGCTACTTTTTCTGGTACTGCTATCTGCCCAGCCTTAATAACTATTTTTCTGGATGGGTCACCAACAGATGACCCTGCTATTACCCCAACATCAAACTCTTCTCGTTTACCTGAAGCCTCAATTATTTCATATCCCTTTCCTTCAAACGCTGGCCCAACTTCAGGAACTCTAAACTTAACTCCGCTTGCAGCAAATTTAGTATTTAACTCATCAATACCCATTTTTCCTTCGACATGATGTGCAAGTCCTACCTTGTCACTCTGTAACCAATCAACTAGTTCAGACTGTAATCTATATTTAATACCTTGTTGTTGTGAGTAGGCTGACTGTTCAAATGGATTTCTAAACATAGGCTCAAACCCAGCTTCTTCCATTTCCATATAAGTAGCTGCGGTTCTCCCCTTTAAGTAGCTTGGGCGTTGTCCAATGCGAGACATGTTAGGCGGTATCGAATTACCAGCAGCATCTTCTGGTAGTTTCCACCCACGATAAAAGTAATCTTTAATTCTCCCTATGTTAGGATCAAAATCAATACGCATACTTTCTTCATAGTCAGTGATTTCTCTAAGGGTGTTAAACATATCCTGACGCTGCCTTGTCTTGTTTGCAGCCATAGCAGGATGCGTAAACTGGATACCACTACTGTCCACTCCTGATATCCACTGGTTAACCCCATCACCCTCATTATGCAATGCGCGATATAAAACCCTTAGAGGGCCAGGATTATTTAATGTTCCCCAAGCTTCCTCTGATACTTGGAAGTATCTTTCTGTTCCAAAGGTTAGCCCTCGTACCCTTTCACCTAACCCAAGTTCTTCCATCATTTTCGCACCCTTGATATTAAAGTCTTGGACTTTAGCAAGGTGAGAATTTAAAGTTCCTTCATACTTAGTTATAAGCTGTTCCCCAAGCTTATCGTTCAACCATTGGGCTGGCTTAAACACAGCCTTCTGCCATATATCCGCAGGGATCATATCTCTGATTGCTTCTTCTAATGTCTTAGTAGAACTAATTAATTCTGATTTATATGTAGCCGTAGTCTGGGTAGTTGGTTGAATAGAAGATGTTACAGGATTCCCATCAGACTTGGCTAAAGATATCTGACTCTCTACTTCATGGCTTCTGCCATATGCCTTTGACAAGTCTTCGTTAGGGGTAAGTTCTAATGCTTTAGCTACTTCTGCTGTACCTCTACCTGAACCCATTATTGCTTCAGTAGGTCTGTGTGCAGTTCTTTGTGCGCCAGTTGGTAAAGCATCTATAGGTTTGGCAATCAATGCATTAGCAGCATTCTCAATATCATTAAAGACTTGTTCAGGTCTAAATCCTGTTCCTCCAAATAACTGTTCAGCAAGTTCTCTGGATTCTGGAGATGCATCTAATCCAGTACCCTGAACATATCTATCCACAGCATTTCTAAGGTCAGTTGAACCAGCAATTATATCGTCAGTAAATAAGCTTGCGTTCTGTTCAAGTTCGTTAACAATATCTCTAACAACATTCTGCCTGTAAGTAGGTACACTTTCTATAGCCTCTCCTACCTGCATTCCAAACTGCATCTGTTGTGGCTCTGGTACTGCTCTTGGTACAGGGGTAAGGTCTTCGACTATACTCTTTGCTTCTTCAAAAAGTTCATTCTTTCTGGTACGAGAACCTGCACCTGTAGTATTCCTATACTCAGAAATAGTACTCCTTAAATCATCAATACCATCAACAACATCATTATTAATAGAAGATGACTTACCCAGTACATCTTCTAATTGTCTAATGATCGTATATTTTTGTTTACCGCTTTCAGTTATGGTTCCTAGTTGTTCTACCAAATCATCTATGACTGATGGAAGGAATGGATCAGCAGGTACCCCAGTAGCAGGAATAGTTTCTTCTTCTATTCTTGTTGGGACTTCCTGTTTAAAAATATTTTTTATTTTATTTATTGATGCTTCTACAGGAGTTTTTGTTATTGCATCAACTATCTCAGTGGGTTCACTAATAGGTGTGGCTCTTTGTATATAGTCAATTTCTGGTTCACTGACTCGCTGTTGCTTTGCTCGTCCCATGATAGTTTCTTCGGCACCAGTACCTCTTTCATATACTGGTTTAATTGGCCTTGTGGGTACAACTTCTTCTACAGCTTCTGCTGTTGATGCAACTGGAGATGTTGGTACTGCTTTTGCTACAGCCTTAGTAAGAGGTCGTGTTAACCCACGAGTAAGGCCACCATATAAACCTACCACAGGAAGTAATTCTTCAGGACTAGTTAATATCTCAAGCGGAAGGTCTACATACCAAGGTACATCACTTTGTTCAAATCCTGCCTGTCGTGATTCAAGTGGGCCGAACCCTGCATCTTGTAAAGCCTGTGTTCTGCTGACTACACCAAATGGATCAGTGTCTGTAAATTGACCGTACCCTACTAAAGCACTGGCTTTAAGTGGGTCACCAAATCTTTCATACGCTGTTTCCACACCCCCAAGTGTAGGCAGTACTGGGTCTAAGAATTGTCTCCAAAAACCTGCATCTTCAGGAACAGTAAAGTCTCGTGGTTCCTGTCCAAATGTTTTAGAAATTGCACTTTCCATACCTTGCTGAGTATCAGTAGGCAGTAAGGGGTCTACTATACTAGCAGGTAATGTAGCCAAGTTACCTATACCAGATGTAATATTTCTAGCTGCTTCAGCCCAGTTAACTGGTTCTGGCGGTAGTAATCTTTCCTGTGTTGGAAGCAGTGGGCCTGTTCCAACAAGAGGTTGAGATGCAGATCGAGCAGTTTTTACATCTGATAACACACTGGAAGGAACCTTACCAGTATTATCAATAGGAACTTGTTGTCCGTACATCCTAATCAGATGAGGATATTTTTCAATCTGCCTTGACCACCATGCATCGGCTTTGCGTTTATCGTCAGGACTCATGATGCACCTAGTACATATATCTGGTAGTTGGGCTAAATCTTCCTTGACCGCGTGTTCTTGGAGATGTGTTCTGGTAATACATCTGTGTAAAAGGCATATCAGTTAAGTAGTCCTCAAAGCTGCCGTAATCCTGTCCTGCTCTTGTGGCAGACCCCAGTTCTCCAAGGTACCTGTTCCATACATTACCGAACTGGTTTCTCCAGTAATTCTGTTGTGCTGGAGCGTATCCTGTTTGTGTACTGGTAGTAAATGGTGACGCACTGAAATATGCCCATTGGGGGTTTTCAGATAATAAAAAATCTTCCCATGAATCTGGCATTAGGCCATGGCTCCAAATCTATTAGGATTTAATGTTTGCAAATATGTTAAGTAAGAGGCAGGAGTCGTTACACCTTGTTGTATATTTCTCTGCGCCCATTGGTCATATAATCCACTCAGTGTTTGGGCAACTGCTCTTTGAGCGTAACCACCTGCTGGCGCACCACCGCCATAGTATCTGGATAATGCTATTGCTCGTACTGCTTCTGGGTCTTGCATAGCAAATGCCATACCAGGATTCTGACCAGCGAGTTCATTCCATCCAGTTGTTCCAGGTGTTTGTCCTGCAAAGTTTAATGCTGTTTGATATCCTGCTGCTATATTAGGGGTTCCCTGTAAGGCAGAACCAGGTTGTCCCTGTTGTGCGTTATACCAATCAGCAAATCTAGTTTGTTGCCCAAGTCCTGCTGTAGGGTTAGCCCCATAACCACCAAGTAAGTATCTACCAAATGTAGGTTCAAATTGACGTTGTGCCATTTGCTGGAATCTAGGTGTGTAATAAGGCATACCACTGGTAGCCATCAATGATGAGTATTGTTGTTGAGGACTAAACTCTCCAAATACATTAGCCCAATCTGACCACTGTGTAGGGGTTACAGTCGTATTCATACCACCACCTCCTCCTGCGCCTCCCCCTTCACCTGCGATAAAATCCCCAGTCGCAGCATTGTATACCCACATCTGCGGAACACCAGTAGGACTATCTTCGTAATAATAATCTCCATCTTGCCAATTGCCTTCCCAGCCCATTTCTCTTTCTACTGCCATAATACCTACTCCTTATGCCCAAATCTTTCAGGATTATTATTTGCTAGTGTAGACAAGAATGCAACCGTTGGGGATTCTCCTGTCCTCATAGATTGTAATGCAGACTGATCATATAACTGACTCATTACAGTTGTAACAGCATTGTTTGCATATGATCCTCTCACAGGTCTTCCTTCGTAATATCTTGCGAGTGCTAATGCAATCGCATCATTCTTACTACCTGAATCTATAACTCCTGAAAGAACTGGATAGTTGCTACTAAAGTCTGCTCTTCTTTCAAGCACATCACTACTACCTTCACCGCTTTCACCAATATACTCTATAAGCTTATTCCACTGTGGGGCAATTTTATTCCAATCCATAACAGAATACTCTTCTGGTTTTACCTTGGTAAGGAAGTCTGCCCAAGCTGATTCCCCCTCTCCTGTAAGTGTTACTGGAGAGGTGGAACTATTAGGATTTTGTAAAAAGAAATTTCCTTTTAAGGGAGCGAAATTTCTTCCGTAAGCTTCTGCAGTACCAGGTGTAAACCAGTTCTCAATCTTTGGTTGCATATGTGCATCAAACTGAGTTTGTAGTCCCTGCTCATAAAATACTGGACTGTATTCTGGTAGTCTTGTTTCTCCAGTAGTTATAGCTTCATCTGTTGCAAATGGCCTTCCTCGAACTATAGGATCAGCATGAAGTATATCTGGAGAATCAAGAGGATCTGGTAAAGTAGTAGGTTTTTTCTCTACTACAGGATCAACAGGATCATCTACGTTAAATATATTGAGATCAGCTTCTACCGCTGTCTCGTCTGGAGTTCCTTCTCTATCTATATATGATATGTACTCATTGATCCTGTTATTAACAAGATTACGCAATTGCCCTACACCAGTTCTTTCCCCCATCGTTCCACCCTCTTCCTGATATGCCTGTTGTTCTTCAGGTGTTAATCCTTTTAAAACCATAGCCTCAAGCATTGCTCGTCTTTCAGTAGAAGATAAATTACCAGCAAGCCATTCTCTGATAATTCGTTGCATCTCTGTTTCTTCAGGAGCGACTCCTTCTGCTGGTACATAAGGATCAGCAATAGGTGATGATGTAGATATGTAGTCTGGCGTTAGCGTAGGCGGTAGATTATTAGTCATAGCCTCACCATTACCACGCATTGATAGCAGTTCTAAGTTAGCGTTTGTTGTTAAATCATTATAAGCAGTAACAAGATCATTGTGATTAATCCCCATCTCGTCTGCTATCTCTAGAGAATAAGATGGCATTGTAGCTGGAAACATATTCAATAACTGTGAGGCTGTAGTATCTATCTTTGCATCATCAAGAGTATTTACAGTTTCATCATGCCTAGCCATGATATCGTTAATAACCATACCTGTAGCTTGGTTGGGATCACCTGTTGCAAAAAGATACTGATCCAGTAATGACCCTTCCATGGGTGGGGGTGGCCCATCCATAATTCCCATGCGTAACTGTTGTTCCGCATCAGCATCGCGCCCCTCAAATTGATCCATAAGATACATAGGGTCGCCATTAGACTTTATTACTGACTGAGCAAGATTGCTAAATATACTGGGTATATTGTCACCTATAGCCATGTCTTATCCCCTTGGCCCTGTTAGACCTATATTTCTTAGTCTTGTTTCTTCGTTTTGCCCTCCTGGTCTGGGTTGACCTGGTGGCACATTTGGCCCTCCCTGTGGCGTTGGGGCAGGTGGTGGCATACCGCTCATCATGGCTGGTGGTGCTACTTGAGGTGGTACTGTTGGTGGCCCCATTGGTGGAGTACCCATAGGCATCGGAGGCGTTGCACCAGCGGATGGGGCTGGCGGTACTCCACCACCCAGATTATCCGACAATGCCTTGGCTTTACTCAACATCACAGCCATCAATTCTCCAAGATAAAATTGTGCAAGATCATCCCTTCCCTGCTTTAATGCAGATTGATACAAACTCCATAGCCCTGCTTCTGGCAGGGTTCTTTCTGCGATTTGTTCCTTAATCGCATCATCTGTTTGATCTGCATCCTGTACACCAAGGATATTGTCCCTGATCCAAAGATCAGGCATCAATGGAGTCTCACCCTCTCTGGCAATCTGTGCCATCGAGTACTTAGACATATCATCCTGTGGCAACCTTGCCACTACAGATATCTCAATTGTTCCCCCTTCCTGAACTCTTTCAGGAGTAATAGTTTCAGAAAAGTACATCCTGTTATTATCGCGACCTGACAATTCCATGGCAGTGAAAGCACCAGTAGAATATTGGTCGCACAAAAGATTACATATCTGTATATAAGCATGTTCCATAGCTTCAATTCGTGGAGCCAGAACAGACTCAACTCCCTGCCGTAAGGTATTAATTGCAAATCCAGATAACTGGAATTGCAATTCCCCATAAACAGAATGAGGTATAGAGCCACGCTGCATCTCGCCTGACACCATACCCATGTAAACACCAGTTTCTCTGGCAACTTCTAACAGCCCTAGAGGCTTTACGTCTTCCCCCTGCGCAAGGGCTATTTCAGTTCCTTCTTTATATGGGTCTTCTTCCAGTGTCTTCTGACCATCTCTGGAAGTAATAACTATTCCTTGCTTCCGTGACCTTGCAGTCAGTTCAAGCATTGTAGACATCATGAAGTTATGCTTTTCGTATAACTCTCGTGTAGATTTAAATACTGATTCACCGTAGTCTTCAACAGTATCCTCTATGGATGACCACTCTAGTGACTGTATTAATGGATTAGAACCTACTGGCCCTAGAAATACTGGCACTCCAGTGCCACCATGTGCAGTTCTTTTCTTAATAAATCTATGTGGAATTGCTACATAGTTATCTTCACGATCATAAAAGTCATAGACATCGATCCCATCCTCGTCTGTTCGTTCTTCCCCAAGCCTGACATTATACTGTGATTCTATTTCATGTTTTGTTTTCTTTACCTTGTAACATGCCCAAGCAAGACCGTCACCATCTGTTCCCCAAAAGGTATGCATAGCATCCCATGGAGTTATATCAATATGGGTTTCACCATTTTCTTTTTTAACGAGCAATGCTCTTCCTGCATACCATCCTCTTAGTGTGGTGTACCATGCAAGCTGATCCTGTAGGCAGGGCTGAAGTCTTTTCATAAGGCGCTCGTTTGCAGCCTTTAAAGCACCAATAATAAATCTTTCTTTATCGTTGTTAACTTCTCTGGTGTTACGAGGATTACCAGCAGGTGGAATACGAACAATCATATCCGCACCTGATAACCAAGAGATTATCTTGTCAGCATATGTTTGTGGTTCGTTAGAAGTATACGATTGATACCCATCACCAGCATCATAAGGTGATAAACGATACAGGTTATGATCTGCATCCATCCTTGTCCTTAATGGTTCAGTAGTATCGTAGTGATCTTCTACGAGCCTGATAATATCTTCTACTTTTCTTCTAGCCACCTACCACCTCTTTACCTTAATGAACGAGTTGTTGCGTAAATGTCCATACCCAAATCTATCTACAAGTCCATATACTACAGCTTTAACACCGTGATTGTATTTATCTTCAGGTGATTCACCCACTATATTACCATCTCGATCAGTTCTCCAGCGATAGGCTTGTGTTTGTCCTGTGAACGGATTTGGTTCTACTCCAAATTCTGACAGGATTCCACGACAAACTGGATTAAAAATAATTTTTGGAGCATTAGAAACTGGATCGGTCTTTAAAAATGACTTTAATCTTTCAGTTCCCTCGTTAATTCTAACTTTCTGAGCAGCAAGATATACCCCTGTTTCTTCCAGCCATATCTCTGCTGGAGCAGACATAGCCTGATGCTGGTATCCAGCTATGTCGATTACCCCACCGTGGACATCTTTCCACCATGGTCGTGACTGTGCTATCTCTATTATCTCTGTTGTAATCAACCCTTGTTCGTATATCTCGTCTATTACGCATATCTGACCATTGATTTCCTGTACTACTTCTACAGCATATCCCCCAGCATAACCAGGATCAATCCATAAATAAACAGGTTCACCTACCAACCACTTGGCATCATTACTGATATGTATGTCTGGTCTAAACTCTCCGAATACTAATCCCTGTGGTGGTGAAGGTATCCCTTCAATGCGCTCCATAAAGAAGTCATCAGATGCCACAGCCTTTAATCTCAGTATCTCAGGATCGTCTTTACCACCTGGATACAGATACTGATTAGAATAACTTGGTAAGGAAAACGATTGTTCATCCTCTCCACCGCGTTGCCACTGTTGAAATAACTGTGGGTACCAGCCTAAAGAACCTTCAAAGGTACCACCGAGAAACATCCATCCCCTCTTAGGCGCACACCTACCGCGCATTCTGTGGAAGGTTTCCAAGTCTAACTGACTTGCCTCACAACCTATGATGCCATCAGGCGCTCTCATAGCCAGAGTCCTTGGGTCTTTAGCTGATTTAGTTTCTATCCTAGTACCATCAGCAAGGGTAATTCTTCCAGGATCAACACGTTTGGTTACCTCAGACAATACGCCCAGTGCAGCAAAGTCCTGTGTCAGGTATTCAAACTCTGCCCTTGTCCTCTCATAGTCAGCAGCAACCAGCCAGTACAGCCCAGCTTCATCAGTCTCAAGAAATCTGGACATCAGATACTTGGATGCTATCATCGATTTACCAGCTTGTTCACCACCAGCTACCAGAATAAACCTCTTTCGGCATTCCAGTATCGGCTTTTGTTTTTCCGTAGGATTAAAATCAAGCCGATCAAAAATATAATCTGTGATTTCAGGCTTTGGTATTGTCGTCATTCTTAGTCTTTTTTCTTACCAGTAGTTTCTCCACTTCATCAATAGCACTTTTACGCGCCTCTTCTGCCTCATTAACCCCAGTAGTGTTCTCGGTTTTTTTAGAATCCTTCTTCCACTTCTTCCATTCCTGCATGACTTCTTTGACTGCCTCGTCCGTAACCCCCCTATCACCATATCTTTCAGGCCATATGTTCTTCATTTCAAAAATCAATAGTACAGGGTTAGAATCAAACTTCTGATTCATTAGCCTTTCCAGTAGAATCTCATGTACAGACTCCCTGTAAATCTCCTGTGCCACCACCATCTTGTCGCGGAAATTATTAACATTCTTATTAAACCAGTTGTAGTAGGTAGCACGGCTAACCCCAGACTCCTTACATGCTCCCAGTATTGTTCCCTTCACACCGAATGCAGTGATAAACAATTCCTGATTTAATTCAGTAGTATCGTTACTTTTTTTCCTTGCCATTGTTTCCTCTTATGATGGTTCGTTGAATCCTGAGAAAGAAAGGTCTGGGCGGTTTCTGTTAGCCATGTAGGCATTTATCATTCTCATTGTCTCTGCTGCACTCATAGTAACGGTTGGGCGTTCAGCAAACGGTGGAAATGTATTCCTTAGCCAATCTGCTTCTTCGCGTAAGATTTTGCCAAGTGGATTTGTAAGTACTTCACCGCCAGGAATCAATCTTCTTCCATACGGATCAAGGTGTCCGAATATTTGTGCAGAATAAGAAGGGCTGGCTACAGCTAGGTCATCATAATTAATTCTTTGTAGCTGTTTAGCAGTAGGGGCATAATCCATCAGGTGTTCCATATCAGCGCCCAGTTCAGGAACAGCGCGTCCTTCTATCCTGTATGTTCCTTTCCCAACAGGCCCAGTTAGAGCGTCTGGTAGTCCTTCCTTCAACCAACGCCTTTGTAGTTCTTGTGGGTCTAGGCCTGAGATACCATGTTCTATCCATGGACTCCGAGTTTTCACGTGAGGATCACCTGTTAGGGTATCTCTACCCAAGCTATAAATGTATTCCTGTGGGTTCCTGAGAACCATTAGATTTGGATTAGCCAGTTCTTCTGCGGTAAATGCCTGACCACTAGGTTTGGTTAAAGTATGTTGTAGAGAAACCCCACTATTTCCGTATACTGATGGAACCTCTTCCGCTACATCAAATGCCCCTGTTGATCTTGGTACCTTGGTAGGGTCAAAGGGTGTAGCCATATAAGATGACTGTCCTTTTTCCCACGCATAACCACCTGGACTTCCCCAGTTTTTAGATACCATTGGCTCTGTTTGTTTAAAGCGCGCTACCGCATTGGATGGCAGCATTTCTGGCTGTGGCTTTATAGGTAAATCCTTATATGTTGGTGGAGCAACAGGATAGTTACCTAACTGCCCAAAGACTGACTGTGGTCTGGAAGGGTAAGATGGGTAAAGTGATTCAATACCACTACCTCGTGGTCGCCCAGATCGTATAAAGTACTGGTCTTGATCCCAGTTCGGTAATTTTCTCAGCGCTGTTAAAGGGTTCGGCACATCACGAGCAAGTCTACTGGCACCTAATGCGCCAGTTAATGGCCTTAATGTACCCAGTGATGCTATGTCTGCAACATCAGCACCCAGTGATAACCCTCTTTCCCACGGCCCCATCTCATTCCAGTGCATCGCAGTTCCTGCAACAGGTAATGCCCACGATAAAGGGTGAGCCTTTATACCTGACATCAGGTCGCTGAACGAGATCGATGTACTCGTATCCATAGGAATTCGCCCTGCATCCAATGCTCTTTGTACAGGATTACCATAGCCGAACCCATAGGCTGGAGTTGGGAAGTTATGTCCTGGTATGTGTGGCATAGTGTCCCCTAACTATCTGATTGTAAAACATCCTTTGCCAGTGCAATTATGCCAGCTACACATCCAACTGTCACCTCAGTCATTCCTTTAAACATTCCAACGAATGCTACAACACCAAGTAATATGATGCTGAGAAATATCTGCGGTCTTAGTTTACCGATAAATTTTTCCATAGGACTGTCTTGCCTCCCAGATAGTCCACCAAATGCTGTTGGTCTTTCCTTATTCATTTAATAATAATACAGTATTATTAGTGTTTCATCCTTATACACCCCCTTTAGGGGGTATAGGTGAAACACAACTAGTAATTACTATTAATTACTAGCTATTGTTTCAACGAAATTTCACCATGTTTCAGTGAAACAACCACTCATGTTTCATGAAATTTCTTAGTGTTTCAACGAAACACAGGCATAGTGGCGACTATTCAACAAAAATTTTGTCATGGGTATAAGCCTATATATTAAGAGAAGGCTAAGCCATGCCCCCCTTTAGCTTAGATTCCACTGCATTGGGCTTGGTCTACTTTAGGGAATTGGAATTAGTTTTTTAGTTGCTGTCTAAGCTTGGATATCTATTCAATCCATAGCTAATCTTTGACTTCCTACCTATTTAGCTATAAATTAGTAGCTAGTTATAAACAAGCAGCCGACAAGGACGGCCTTATAAAGTAGAAAACAATCAGAATTGGAGTTGATATGTTAGAACAAATTGAATCAATCGAAAGCTACGCAGTGAATGAACATAGCCTAGTCAAATACAGCCAGTTATCCAAAGAGAAAAGACAAGCTACCAGTGCTGTGATTTGGCGCGGAGTGTCTCCAGTAAATGGAGATAATATCATGGCTGTTGTGTCTGGTCTGGTGAAACCTTCAGACAATGCCAAAACTGGAGTCATGGCGCAGGTATCAATATTGCTTGCTGATATGCACCCAGTAGAAGGCTATAAGAGCGGTGCAGATCAGGCTATATGTGGCAACTGTCCCTTACGACTAGATCAAAGCCAAAACGGCAAACGGATTTGTTATGTAAATGTAGGATTTGGTGAGTCATCAAAATTTAGGGCAATGATGGCGAATAAATACATTGACTTAACACCTGCTGAAGTAGGCGCAATTCTTAAAGAGCGCCAGCTAGGAATTAGGTTTGGAAGTTATGGCGACCCTGCAATGCTGCCATTTGAGATAGTCGACACGATCATCACAATTGCAGGCACAAAATATACCAGTTACACACACCAATGGACGGAGTCATTCTTTGATAATCGACACCTGAAATATTCCATGGCTTCTCTTGACCATGTGAACACTGTTGACGCGTTGCAGGAGCAGCACCCAGAGGCCAGATATTACAGGCTAGCCGATAGCTATGAAAACCTTGCACAAAATGAGGTCAAATGTCCCAGCGATAAAGACCTCATAACATGTGCCAAGTGTGGCCTGTGTTCAGGCACAAATTTGAAAGCAAAATCAGTGGTAATTATTGAGGAGTAAAACCAATACCGCAGCTAGGAAAAAAAATAAAAATTTAATTTAGGAGTGTGTAGCTATGGAACAGGTACAAATTAAAGACGTTAGAAAGGGCGAGTACGTCAGGCGTAAAGCTGACGCAAAAACTACCTTTGTTCGCGGTGACTATGTCAGGTATGAAGGTTGGAACAGATACAGCTTGACCGACTTTTACGATATCAACCGCGAGATTTTCCTCAAGGGTACAACTAAAGTTTGGGTAGGGTTCGACTTCTAAACAGGCACAAAATAAAGGGGTTTGCCTATGGATAATGACGGCTCATTGGGTACGAAAATAGTTATTAAAATTGGAGAAAAAATTGAATAAAAAAATGCACTTTGCAACAAACCTAGACACGCGTGGCCGCTGTGGGGCCAAGGCTCCGAACCGCTCACAATTTACAGGTAACCCACGACTAGAACCACTTAGGGCTACTGATGATTGGGCAAAAGTTACCTGCAAGAAATGCCAAGATTCCTATGTCAGGACATCAGGAGTGGTGCCACCGTTTGAGAAAGGGGAACAGGAACAGCAGCCATGCACCTTATGGTCATGGGGCTACAATGGTTTTTCATACCGTTGCCTCAATGAATCAGTGTTGGAAGTTGAAGTCAGAACCGCCTGTGGCGAGGAGCGAATCTATCCTGTGAATAAGGCTGCAAAAATTATTGCAGCCTTGGCAGGGACAACGACACTAACTGATAGCACGTTGAAACTAGCTAAGAAGCTTGGGTATAAGGTGGTGCAGCCAGCCAAGGAATATTAAATTTAAATACATGTTTCATGGGTACCCCCCTAAGAGGGGGGGTTACCCTGAAACATAAGAAATATGTTATCCTTAGATATGCGTTGTGCGCCTGCACAACTAACAAACAAATTGGAGTGTAAGAGATGAGAGCAATTGAGTTAGAGAATTTGGAGATTGCAGACCTGCGAAAGCTAGCTAAGAAGCACAAGCTAAAGACCAAGATTAAATCCAAGATTGTCTTGGCATTGGCTAACTGTGAATGCAAGCTATGCGGTGGGGCAGGTGAGCAGGTGCAGGTGATTGGTGTAGTTAGTGGTGGCATCGGAGAAGTACCAGCGCCACAACCAACACCTGATCAGGATGACTCCATCATATGGCCTGATGTGCCAGTGGCTACATCAGAGGTGAACGGTGACTACGTCAGCCCACCATGGCTGGCAGAACTTGAGGCTGCTGCATCGATTGGACACGTTGAGTTGATGGGGCCTGCTGGTAGTGGCAAGACCCTAGCTATACACCACCTCGCAGCCAAGCTGGGCAAGAACCTAGCTGTCGTGACTGCTGACGGTGGGCTTAGAAAACGTGACCTGATTGGTCAGGTTGGCATGACTAATGCATCAACCAGATTTACAGCAGCAGAATTTGCTACTGCTGCAAAGAATGGAGATTGGGCATTGATTGACGAGGCGAACATGGCAGAGCCAGAGGCGATGTCATTTATCAACGGCATGACTGACCGCCCTGCCCAAGCTGGGTCTACCTTCCAGATAGCTGGGCAAACCGTTGAGGTCAGCCCAAACTTCCGATGTTTTATGACTAGGAATCCTAACTACGTTGGCACTAGGCGAATGAACGAGGCACTACGAGATAGGTTCTGGTCTATTGAGGTACCACCATTGTCAGGTGATTCATTAGCCAGCATGTTCAAGGCACATGGCATGGATGACAGCTTCATCAACAGCGCAGTCTTCATGACTGACACCCTCTACAAGGCATGGAAAGATAACCGCCTTGGCTACCAGATATCACCTCGCAGGGCGTTGTCCGCTGCGACTCTGACAACGGCACTGTTCCACCATTGCGAGACAGTAGGTTTTAGTTCTGGAGATCCTCTTGAATCTCTAGATATGTTCAAGAACTACCTGACCAAGTCTATCCTTACCAAGATTGATGCTGAACATGACAGGGATGGAGCCAGCACAATTATCAAACGTGCATGGGAAGCATTGGAGATCGATCCTAACCTCAGGGTTCAATAAAAAAAAATAAAAAAATATTTTAAGGGGGAAAATTTATATGGCTAAGAACGATCAAGGCTACGTTAGAGCCAAGCAAAGTAGCTACTCTGGTGGCTACGGCAACAGGGGTATGCAAATGTCTACCTTCCTTGCAAAGGTTAAGAAGGACAGGGTAGTTCAGTACTACATCAGGGACAGGCAGAAAGGAATACTCGACATCCTAGGGCAGCAGGACAACCAAGACCTAGCTATGGAGATTAAACAGATAGCTACTGATGAAGTTAATAAGATGACTAAGAAAGAGATCGGAGACTTGTGGAATTCTAAGAGATTGGAGAACTCTGCACAGGGCGCTCAAGCTTACCTAGCCAAGAACGATCAAAAAAAGCTGGGGTCTGCACAGCGGTTGATGGATGCACTTTACTCAGCGACTAAGGCTACTGAAAGGATTGACTTAGAGGATGGGGAATTACTGGATGACCCAACCAGCTTACTGGTTGATGGTCAGGGCTGGGGTGATGAGACTAAGGGACGGCTGGAAGTACGCAAACATGTGAACATAGCCATGGATAACTCTGGCTCTACCCATATGCCAGAGACAGGCTTCTGTTCGGATGCCATACAAAGTGTCACTAACAACCTCATAGAGGTGCTGGACACTGCTGGCAGTACTTACCCCTACCTCACCACCGATGCGTTCTCCTTTAACCGCGTGACGGTACAGCACACAGGTAATATCGGTAGGAATTACCGAAAGGAACTGGCCTACACATCGTTGCGGAATCAGGCGGTTTATGACCCACTAAAGAAGGATGCTGTTCAGACTAACCTCGCTCCCCTGCTTGAGCAGATGTACAAGAATGAGGTGGAGCGCAACAAGATAGGTGAGCCTCGCATTGACATCATCATTACCGATGGTGAGTTTGAAAGTGTTGAGGATTTAGATGAGGCTGTGGAATGGCAGCGCAAGCGTGGCCCCAACGTCACCACCTATGTCCTCAACCTAGTACCAGAAGAGATGGCTAACAACCTGCCTCTGCCCTACCAGTTCAGGGTAGTTCCAGTGAACTGCATAGGGAATAGAACTTCTTACAGGAACGGTGAAGAATCAACACATTTTAATAATGACTATACCCCCATTAAGGAAGTGGATAATCAGGTATTGTCGCAGGTATTAAACAACATAGTTATCCAAGAAGTATCGGATATAAGGGAGTAAGAATATGAATTGGAACAAGTGTCGAAACCATAAGGTGGCTAGGGTGTGGGCAGAATGTTTTGTTAAGGGGTGCAAGGTGCGTGGCAAACACCTGCACTGTGAGGACAGGAACTGCCTGTCCATAAAGGGGGTGAAGTAATGGCAAAGAAACAGAGCAGAGTTGTCCGATGGCAAGAGGCAATTGCCAAGATTGAGGAAGGGGTTGCTACCCTTACCGCTCTCAATACGGAATACGAGGATTGGAAAAGCAACCTTGAGAGTGCTGAGAATGCCGAGAACCTCATGCAGGGTGAGACTTATTTCAAACTAGAGGAGTTGGAAATGCTTGATGTTGAGTACATGCTGAGTGATTGGGAAGATCCTATTCAGCAACTCAAAGACGCTAACCTTCCAAGAGGGTTTGGAAGAGATTAAGTAAAGGGGTTAGGCTCAGAGCGGTAGGGAGTGATGCGTTCCGCATACAGCATTCTAAGTTGTATCCGAAGATGGAACATCAATACCACTCCCTACGTCCCAATCGGAACGGCTGTCTGAGCAGTCGTAAATAAAATAAGGAGTAGGAGTATGAGTAACAATATGGATGCTAAAGAAAAATTTATTAAGGATCATGTATGGGATTCAGGGGAGATGAAGTGGGTAAAGCCAAACGATTGGTCAATTGAATATGACCATGAGTATGAGTGGTACTCAGTGTACGCATTCGGAGTCTACGGTAGAGGGTCATCGCTGGAAGGACAAATGATGAAGGTGTTTAAGGATTCTTTCGGCACAGAAGAAGAGGCACTGAAAGCATACCCTCAAGCAGCGGTAGGGTTTGTTGATCCGAACAATACCCTTGACCATCTTCCTGATAGGGAGATGTCAGCCAGAGATGAAGAAGAATATTTCACAAGAGAGGATTATTAATATGCACTGTTACCTATGTGGACATAACCAAGATGAAACAGGGATGTTGATGCCAGCAAATGGGCAAACTTTATTCGGTAGATTGGTTCATGAAAGTACCGATTACTATTGCTCCGACTGTGGCAATCTTCATTACGAAAACCTGTGCGGTAGATTGACCAACCATACGTACTACAAGAGAGATGGGGGTGAAATAAAAACATAACGGTGGTGGGGGTTAAGAAATAAAAATAAATTTTTAATTGGAGAACAGTTTAAATATGTCAGACAACTACAACAGTTACAAGAAAGATGAGTTGATTAGAGCGCTTGAGCGGAGAGATGAAGAAATTGACCGATTGAGACACGCACTGGATGGGTTATACACAATGGTGCAGCCAGTATATGTGATGGCACCTGACACACATAACGGTTTTCAGGATGCAACTTTTAAAGCAGTCCTAACGTCCATCACTAACTACAACGGTTACAATGGTCGTGGCGTATACGGTCAACCCAATTTCCTGATCGATTGTTTTAGAGATGCTGTTAAGTGGGCTGAGAAAGCACTGGTTAAACAGTATGTAGATATCCACGTTGGTACTGGTGGAAATACAGCCGAGGGAGATGCCAAAGCTGTTGAAGAGTACAGTAGTACATTCATGATGCATAACGGTTGGCATGGCAAGTACGGTGGTGTACGCTGCAAGGTTGAGGTTCAGGGGTATGTATTCTACAAGGTGTGTGAAAACGAGAACGGTGAAACCATGCCTGATGATTACGTTTGGAGTCGTGACCTACTGAAATGGGTAAGCCCAGAAGACGAGTCCAAAGTGTGGATCAGCAAGTTCCCACGAGATAGTAAAAACCTTGGTCGTGTGCCAACAAGCAGGAGAAGATAAGTATGAATGAGAAAAAATATTATTATGAATGGGGTATTGAATTCCTCGATCAAGATGTTCAGCCCCAATACTGGGACACACTCCCAGATATGTGGCGCTCTATAAGTGAGGGCATTAAGTCCATTGAGAATTCACATGTAAGAGTTTTTCTTTCTAGAGATGATCGCGTGGATGAGGATTGCGGATCAGATCGAGATTGGGTTTACGTTATCAACGGTATACTGCCAACGGAATTTGAGGATAGCCTTAATGAAGTTCCGCAAGAATACCTTGAAGAGTTTGAGAGGAATAAAGGGTGGCTGTCTATGATAGGAAGGAATGTCTTGGCGATTACTGACTTTGCAGAGATAGGATTTTATTCTGGTCTAATCGTTGACGCTGTCGAGAGCGGTGCGGTTGGTTCTTTCGCACGAGTCGTACAGTACGAGTGGCAGGTACAGGAACATGATCCTGCACAGAAGCACATCACCGCTAATGCAATCCTTGCACCTGATGATCCAGAGTACTTGGTTGATAGGCCAGACAATAAGATACATGAGGCATACAGGTTCGGAGTAGATACGAGCGGTAAGCTTATCAAAGAGAAACGCTGCGCGGTGACCCCTAGCACAATGAAGTACGGTCTAAATAAAATCCTCTCTGGCGATGTGAAGATTGCCCCTTGGATTAAGAAGGCGTGTACACATGCACAGTTGGAGTTGGATGGCAGCTATATGGATGCCCTCTGCTGTAAGGCCGTCATAGAAGTAGCCTTGTTTGGTGAGTTGATATATGCGTAAGTCTAAAGTTAGGGACAAGATTAGAAAGCTGATTGAATTTAATTCGCGCATAACCAATGTGCAGATTGCAACAGCACTTGGTATCAGCAAGCAACTGGTGTCTTACCATACCAGAACAATGCACATGCCACGGCAGTCAGCCAACAGGGTGTGTGCATACTGTCACGTGAGGATCACTCGATACAACGCATCAGGGCTGTGTAAAAAGTGCCGTCCCATTTCCTATACTTATGAGTTCAGTTGTACGTGGTGCGGAGAAGTGTATACCTGCGAGGGACACGAGGCTGCACAGCGTAGGAACAGTAAGAAATATAAGAAGAATCCTGACTTGGATTTTTGTACTAGGAAATGTTCTAGTAAGTATTTCTTTACGCATGGTAATAGCCTCGTCAGTAGTTGACCAGCGTGTAGCTACGATGATATTATTCTAGGTATAAACTGTGCGTAAGCACAACAAACAAAAGGGGGCATATGCTAATAATAAAAACAGATAGGGATGAGGTTCGATACTACTCATTGTCTGAAGCGAGTAGCCTTATCGTTACAAACCAGTGGGGTGTACCAGTACAGGGCATTCACTCTGAAACTTTAAGGCGTACCTATCGTGACAGTGGCAGTAAGCATGGCAAGAAGATCGGACGCGATATCTTTTTCTTGGAAGAAGATATCCTTGCCATGAACTATGAGATATCTCCTCAAGTAGATGAGAAGATATCGGAAACAATACAATTATTTCCAGTAGGAAAGGAGTAAGAATTGGAACAAAAAAATATATTAATGTTTACAGGTACCATGAAGAGTCATGAACAGGCTCCGCAAGGGGGAAAGTGGTTCAACGTAACCATGGTGGACAACAACAATCAGGAGATGAAGTTCACTACATACCTTGCACAAATTGCGACCCTGTTTCTCCAGCCTAATGCATACAATGCAACGTGGCAGATTAACTATACGACTCAGCCGTGGTACGCAGCAGCCGATAAGGTGAACAACCAGCCCAAGCAGGGGGCAGTACCGCAGGGCTACAACTACAGGATAGAGTCAGCTAGCATGACCGCTGCTGCTCCTGCACAACCGCCTGTGGCGAGCCAAGACATCAACGAGGTATTGTTTGACGGCTCATCATCCGCACCGCCTGCAACTGAGCCGAATAAATATCAGGCTACATGGTCATCTCCACCGCTAAACTTTACTGATACGCTGGACACTACAGGGCGATCAATAATCAGGCAGGTAGCGTTCAAGGATATCCAGAACAAGGATGATAAAACACCAGAACAAATCTGGTATCTTACAAATTTGTATGAGGCTATACTTCTTGGTAGCTATCAACCAGAACCAAATGATGATTCATTTATTCAAGCAGAGTTTTAAAAAAAAATAAATTTTTTTAGAGTCAGAGTGGTTAGGTAAGCTAGTTAGCTTCTCCTTACCGTGACGTTGACTTGTCCGTTACGGCCCTAATCAAAAAGGTGGGATGCTCAAACACTCCAAGGGAATACGCTTCCTCGTTAAGTTAAGTTCCCACCGTTCTCTGGCTCTTTTGAAAGAGGAGTAATCGTGAACAAAACATTTATACCAGCAGACAGGAAACAAATATCTGTAGCCTTATCAGGAGACTTCATGTCTCAGGTTACCTCTAATAGAGGGGGCAGATATTATGAAGTTGATGGCGATACATATCAGTCAGTTACCAGCTTAATTAGTGGTACCTTGAGAAACATTGGTGTCGAAAGGTGGAAGGATATATGGGTAAAGGATCAGCTAAAGCGGTATGAAGGCCATGTCATAACACCAGACTTGGCTACCAAGATAGTTACCGCATCAGATAATGAACTCAAGCAATCAGCAGGATTGGGAACCCATATGCATGACATCATTGAACGCCTGTTAAGGGATGAGGATGTTAATGAATACATGGATGATCAGTATGAACCTGCGGTACGAGCATGGCTCAAGTGGAGAGCGCGTTTTATAGAGTGGCAACTGGTAGGTACTGAGGTTGGGGTGTACTGTGACGGTAGGTTTGGGGCATTTGCAGGACAGGTAGACGCACTGTTTAAGTTAGGCGATGACTACATGGTGGTGGATTGGAAGACATCTTCTGGTTTGTATGACTCATCCTTCTTACAAGTTGGAGCATATGCTCACGCCTTAAAGGATATGTATGACATCGTTGGCATCGGCAAGGTTAAGGCGTGTGTTGTCAGGCTAGTCAATGACTATCCTAAAATTGAAGGGACGCGCAAGAAAAATCGCAGGGTTAAGAAACAGTTTAACGGTGATTGTGAATACGCCCTGATAGATGTTGATCATTGGTATCAAACCTTTTCATATATGATGGCTACTAACCTTGGGGTTAAGTCAAAGAGTGATGTGGAGAAGGTGAAGATATGATCGTATCCCACCAGAAAATCATACGAGATGAGATGGCAAACACAGAGGCGCTATCTAATATGTTCGGTGCGTGGTGGTCAGATATAGATACCAGTATTGATAAGGCAGTCATGGAACCTGTCACCTTGCGTACCGCTGCCAAGGTAATAGAGAAGTATGAGTACCTAGGTACTATGTGTAATGCTCCCATGTATGCCTACGGAATAAGATGGGATGGTGAACTGGCAGGGGTGGTGGTGTATGGCGCACCAAGCCCACCAATTATTGCGACATCTGTTATAGGGGATAAGGATTCCGATAAAGTAATTCAACTAGGCAGGGGAGCCTGTGTTCACTGGGCGCACCCACACGCAGGTTCCAAGCTAATAGCATACTCACTCAAGGAAATTGAAAAGCTGGGCTACCAGATAGTTGTTGCCTTTACTGATCCAGATGCTGGGGAGATAGGTACCCTGTATCAGGCAACCAACTGGCTGTACTGTGGGGCTACCGCCAAGCGCCCTGATTACTTTGGCGCTGATGGCGTAAGACGCACAGGACATTTCCGTAAGGGAGAAGTTAAAGAACTAACCATGCAACCGCGCACTCGTAAAGGGCGCTATGTTTATTTACTTGGAACTAAGAAACAAAAGAGGGAAAACAAATCTAAATTACTGTGGCCTGTAGAGCGGTATCCTAAGAGGGCAGGGCTATGAACAATGAAGATTGGAAACAACGGTACGATGCACTAGAGAAAGACTTTGATTTGATAGTCAGAGAGAACGAATATATGTGGGGTATGCTGTACAAGCTGGAGAGAACCGCCACCGTTGGAGAACTTATGGATATTCTTAATAGACATCCTGTGGGTCGTACATATTCAGCTAGAAAAAAAATAAAAATAAATAAACCTGAAGAAAGGGGATATCAATGGAGCCAACATTAGAACAGCAGGGATCAGGCTACAAGATAACATGGGCTAGTAAAAACGTAGAGATGCGTGTAAGAAATATTAAGCCTAAAGGATTCAAGGCAGAGGTAGCGGTCTTACTGAACAACATGCCAGTACACCGCAGCAATCCTACCTTGGATTCTGTATCTGGTATGGATGCCTTTGCAAGAAAGCTAAACAGACGCAGGCCACTCGATGACTATGGGGTAGATTGGGAACAACTCGTAGAGGATTTGTCTGGAATAGTTATCGACACCTACCGCACTGGTGAAAAGGAAGTGCAACTAAAGGATGTGTCATTAGGGGATAAGTTACTATGGCGTGTTGATAACCTGCTCGTAGAAGGGGACATCTCTATAGTGTGGGCTGATGGCGGTACAGGTAAATCTATGTTCGCATTGTTCCTCAGTACTCTTGTCCAGCAGGGGTACATGAGTACTGAACATGGGTTGATAGTGGAGCCAGGAAATGTTTTATACCTAGACTACGAAACAACCAGCAGGGAAATTGCTACACGTTCCAGATTAATTCAAGCTGGGTTGGGGATAGACGCTGCGGATGCAGGGAACACATCCTCTCGTATTACCTACAGAAAATGTGACCAACCATTTACTGATGAGGTAGATCGTATACGAGATATTATATTTAAACACTCCATAAACGTGGTGATTGTAGACAGTATGGGTATGGCATGTGGTGACCTGAACGATATGGACGCGGTGCTGCAATTCTTTAGGGAACTACGGAAGCTGACCGATACAACTATTCTTGTGGTTACCCATGCTAACAGGCAGGGAACTTTCTTTGGTAGCGCATATACACATAACAGTGGCAGGTTAATATGGGAAGCCAAGAGATCAGGAAGTAACGATAGCGGCATGGACTTTTCTCTATTCTGTAGGAAAGCAAACAACGTACCTATGCAACCACCACAGTCGTGGTCAGTAGACTTCTCTGACGGCAAGGCCGTGTATGTCCGAAAGGATGTATTTGAAACTGATGACGCTGGTGAACTATCTTATTTCAGATTGGTTTATAACGTACTCAAGGAAGATGGCGAAAGCACTAGGGATCACCTCAAGGATAGAATTAAAATACTCAAGCCAAAAGATAGACAAGGCAAGGACATACCATCTGAAAAAACTGAGCGCAATGTAGAGTCAGCAATATCTAAGCAGAAAAAAGAAGGTACTGTAGAAGAGGTAGACGGTTTACTTAGACTAACAAAGGAGCGTGAATCAGAATGGCAAGAGATAGCGTAAGACAATTGTTACTTGACTGTCGCCATGTTGGTATTGAGATAGCGGTAAAAGAAAATACCCTGATGGTGAAGGGTTCGCCAGAACGTACCGATCTATATGGCGAAATAAAAAAGCGTAAGGCTGACATCATAGATGCCTTTACAAACTTACCAGAGGCTGTCGAAACCCATTACATTGCACGATTAAGAAAGGGCATGGAATGGATTGTGACCTGTATAGATAAGCTTGAAAATTCTACGTCTAATCATGCAGCAAGCGATAGTGTCCTTGCACAGGAAAAGAGGATGGAAGAAGCCCTGATAGCTAACATGATGAAGTGGGCGCTACTGGATGAGGAGATGAGGCGTTTGTACCCAGAGTTTACAGGGTGTCCTGTGGGTGGTTGCGAGAACTACCATGTGAGAGGTTCGGTAATTATAAGGTGCGAGGAGTGTGCGGAATGACAACTAAGGAGATGATGATATGAGTATAGCAAGACCAACAGATGCAGAAGTAGCAATTATTACAATGGCATTAAGAATGTTTCCAGATAGTCCTTTAGATGGTGGTGTGGACGATTTCGATTATAGTCATTATAAACAGCTTGCCATGAAATTACATAAAGATTATCTTGCTCTACACAAGAAACGAGAGGAAGAAAGACTCGCTAGAGAATACTCTATTAGTTTTGGTTACGAAAACATAGCTGAGATTCCCAATGACAACTAAATCTCGCAACGCTAATAACAGAACTCGTGGTAAGAAGTATGAGAGAAGGGTAGCAGCATCGGTAGGTGGCAAGAGGAACTTAGATAAGTCCAGACCTCACACAGATGTAGAGACAAAGCATGCTGTGTATGAGGTTAAGTCCACACAATCTGCTGTACCTCAGTGGCTACAGAAAGCAATGAATCAATGTGAACTGGCAGCCCTTGAATCAAACAAGCAGATAGGTGGAGTGGTCAAGGTCTATACCAAGGGGGCCAAGGCCAGAGCATTTCTTATTACGGAGATAGACCTTGTGTCCGAAATGTAACCAGAATTCTTGGGACAACGCTGGGGAATTCCCTAAGTGTATTGTATGCGGATACGAAAACTATGAACGAGAAAGGGCCATACGCAAATATAGGGATTGGAAAAAGAAGGGTGTTAAATATTATGCTCGATATGTTGGGAGTAATAAAAACTTAGAAGAACTTATTGTGGTTGTCTGGGTAAAGAATAGATATCGCGGAGCCAAAGATAGTATTATGTTACAAGCAACATGTCCTTGGTGTGATAGCACCATGGAGCCTAGAATAAATAATCGGTATGAATGTAACGACAAACATATATTGAAAATTAAGAAGAGTAGTAGCGGTGATCTACACTGGGAGTAGATATTACATTAGACATATATCACTAGGGCGAAACCACTTCAGGGGTTTCGATTGTTCTCCCCTGATGGAATGAAGGTAGTTATAGCTTAGGCTACTATAAATTCCATTACTCCAATGCCCAAATCCTGTGAACTTAGAGTGGGGGATGTTCCAGCAGGTGTGATTCCCATGCCCTAGGGGTACTAACGTGCCTTTAGGGCATTTTAAATTCCCCTATGGAGCGCACAGCCCCCTGTTAATTATGAGTTAACTGATCGACTCATACCTAAGAAAAAAATAAAGGTAAACAAATCGAGATAACAAAACTATTAACTGTTCCGTATAGTCTTGATTAGTTTGGATGATGCGGAAATCAACTTACCTCTTTCGGTTTTTGTCATCTTTCCATCTTTGCCAGTAGCACGACACAACTCAATGAATGCAACTATGTCATCCATCAAGTGTCCATACCTCATTGCCATCCGAATTGCCTTTAGCATATTGCCCCCTTGTTAGCGTATGAATACTGGTTCTTCAACCACTCCATCATTTACAGTATTAACTTTTACTGTTGTGTTTATAACTAAGTCTGCACTATTAATATCACCATCGTCACCTACTCTTACATTCTCAAGAGTTAGGGTTCCTATCTCAAAGTAGTCAGCGTTGAAGGCCCCTGTCCAAGCACGTACCCCATCCAGTATTAGCTTGTCTATTATGACATCACCGCCTGTTGTGCTTTGCAATAGAAGTATACGGTCAACTGTCATGTCCTCTGCTATATAGCTTGTAGCACCACGACCAGAGCCAATGACTACATCATTAGTTGTACTGGACATAGTGGGGCTGAATGTGTGACCAGCAGCTATTACACTACTGGTTGCATTGATTAAATAGATATCACCGTTTGCCCAATCCATTGTGGGAAACTCAGAGTTCTTGATGATGAGTTCATCGACTGTGATTACGTCAGAGGTACTAGTTCCTGCGATTTGAAATGCATCGGTAAGTCCAGACTTACCCAAGTTAATGTTCTTAAAAGAAACTAAATCTAACCTGAGATTAGCTGGCATATTAATCTGTAGGGTCTGGCTCCTGTCAGCAGGAAACTCCCTGTCTACTATATTATTACCTACCATAGAAGGAGCAGTATATTGGGCGCCAAGCATGGGGAAAGTTATCTGTTGTTCACCACTACTTATAAGCATGAACATAGATGCTAAGAACCCAATGACTACCGCAGATAGAGAACCTACTATCAGCTTGCCACCACCCATATAGATACCACCACCAATAGGAATTCTGAATGACCAGAACTTTGGTAGCTTGGCAGTCAATCGAGGAATACTAAGTCTGACTGAAGGTGTCTTAACTTCACGAACTTTCTTATTCTTCATTCTTTTTTCTCCCATCTTCTTGCATCATACCAACGATAACCCCTGCTGCTGCGGTCACCGGGTTTGCGAATATCGCAAACGCAACTAAAATTATGTCCAAGTGTGGGGCAATTTCCGCTGGCTTGCTTGTTGTCTTCCAAACTATTAAAACTCCTAGTGTCACAAATGCTAGGAATAGTGGTCCTACTAATACGATAGTAAGGAACTGAGAACCAGTAAGCGTAGTCTTAGTCTTGGCTTCCAATTCTACTATCTTAGCCTTTGCCTCTAATAACTCCTCTTCTAAATTCTTGTCAACCATTTGAGTTTATACTCAATTATGTAGCTGCCGTAAATGTTGGTGTGCTTGGTGCTGCTGCCTGTGTCAGATGCTTTTCTGCTGAACGGATAACTCCATTAGCTGCTGAGTTTGCAATACGTACTGAATATGTATCGTTTGTAAAATCCGTTTCTACAGCAGCCTCTGCCCTGTTCATCCAAGCAAGAGCATTGACTCTTGTAGCTGAAGGAATAGTTGCAGTCTTTGCACTACCACCCTCAACTGTAACCACGATTGTTATGTCACCTGTTGCCATACTAAGCCCCCTGTAATTCTTCTACTTTCTTTTCTAATACTTCAATCTTATCTATAGAT